TAAAAGTATTACTTCGGTCGGCAAAAGAAAAGTTTATGATCTTTCTGTAAAGGAAGCAGAACATTATGTTTTAGAAAATGGTGTTGTCACCCATAACACAGGCTCATATTACAGCGCAGACAATATCTTCATTCTCGGTCGCCAACAGGCAAAGGATGGAGCAGAACTTCTTGGTTACAACTTCATCATCAACGTTGAAAAGTCGCGTTATGTTAAGGAGAAAGCGAAGATTCCAATTTCTGTTATGTTTGATGGTGGTATAAGTAAGTGGTCTGGATTGCTTGATATTGCACTTGAATCTGGTCATGTTGTGAAACCAACTAATGGTTGGTATTCCCGCGTAGACACTGATACTGGTGAAGTAGAAGCCAAGAAATTTAGAATGAGTGACACCGATACAAGTGACTTCTGGACTCCAATTATTAAAAATGAATCATTTAGGGAATGGATCAAAAAGAACTACTCTTATGGTGCCAACTCAATGTACTCAAGTTATGATGAATCAACAGCTGCAGCAGCAATAGTAGAGGAAGAGGAAGATGCGTAAATTATTACAGCCATTAGTTGATAAGTATCAAAAGTGGAATCGCGATCGTAAGTATCCTGAGGGAAAGTATTTCAGAGTTGCTTATGAAACTAAGCATAATGGGATTATGCCGATTGAGTTGCTAAAGGGACCATTTCAAGGTATAATATATGCATACGGTTCAGTCACCATCGGCGAAGATCTTGGGTACATGGGTTCCAAGGCAGCGTTCGATATTGAAATCGTCAAGGGACCACAGAATTTAATTGAAGATGTTAAGTTCTGTAAGATCACTGGTGATATTCTATTGACAATAATTGAGAAGGCAGTTTATGCACAAGCCGATAAATTTGAAAGCGAGAATCTAGCCGATGAAGAAATTGGAGAAAATTATATTGAAGAACCTGTTCCAAAACGAACAGTTCATGAGAAAGATTCTGCCATACCTAAAAAGCGAATATCTTCAGGATCGAAACGAAAGAAACCTGTACGAAGAAATACAAAAGTACGTTCTAAAGTACAACCAGATACCGACGTTTGAGGCAATACAGATCTCCCTGAATGACAGGGAGGATTTGTTTGAGGATGACTTTAAGAAGTCTTCTGAACTCTTAGATGATCTTCGAGCTGATATTGAGTCAACTCCTGCTGAGTGGTTGACGATTGAGACAGAGAAATTCTGTCAAGAGAAAGCAATTCATAATGCTATCCTAGAGTCTATTCAAATTCTAGATGGAAAACAAAAGACTGACAAGACTAAGGGTTCTATTCCCAACATCTTGTCAGATGCTTTGTCCGTTTCTTTTGATCCTAACATTGGTCATGATTATATCGAGAACGCAGCAGAGCGTTATGAGTTTTATCATAAGACTGAGAAGCGCATACCCTTTGATCTAGATTACTTTAATAGAATTACTGGTGGTGGAATCCCACAGAAAACTCTAAACATTGCCTTGGCTGGTTGCGTACACCCAAACACTTTAGTTAGAATCAGATTTAGGAAGAAACAGTAAATCCTTTCTTGTAACCATTTGATATGTATTCTTGTAATTTTTCTGGTTTGATTCTAGTTCTATGTTTTCCATTAGTTACGCAAATCATACCCTTAATTGCTTTACCACCAAGAGAAGCATACTTTTGGAAATTAGCTGGATCGTGGATATTCATCTTATTTTCTTTTTGAAGTTTACCACTAACCTTACCAGCTTTGGTCGCCAATTGTTTCCTTCCTTCCTCACTAAAGGTTCCAACTTTTAACTTTTTTTGAGTTTCTGCTGAGTTTTTGCATCTTCGTATTTGCGCAAATTTGTTATTTTTGTATTCGTCAGAATAAATTCCAATTTTATTATCCCTACAAAAATTACCAGTTATTTTTCTATATTGTGGTGAAAGATTTGCACCAAGCATATGCATCGAGCGAAGATCGTTTGGATTTCTGTGAATTTTCCAAAGAAGGAAATGAGCAATTATATGTTCACGAACAGTCAAATATGTAAAATTATTTTCTTCGTTAGTACCGCCAGAATGTACTGGTATTATATGGTGGCGATGCAATCCAGAGCCTTTTATCCAAAACTCTTTAAGTTGCTTTTTAGAATAGCATAAGTTATAATAGACTGATAAATACATTTGCTGACACTCCTTATTAGTGGTAGAGTCTGTGGATGTTAGCGCATCGCGACAGACACTTTTATTTATATGATTTGTGAGGAATTTTATGTGGAATATTAAAGAAACTTCAATTTCTGAGATTCAAGATCTTTTGATTCAAGGATATGAAGTTGAAGTCGATTCACCAGATGGGTTTGTTCCTGTTTCATTATTTGTAGATAAAGGTGAATGGGAAGAATACAAACTAGAATTATCAGATGGTCGATTCGTTAGAGTAAATGAGAATCATCTATTCGAGACCACAGCTGGATGGAAATACGCAAAAGATCTATATGAGGATCAAAAAAATCTAGTTTGTATTTCTACGCCAGAGTATATTTGCGATGATGGGATTAAAGTTGGTAAAGTTGTAAAAACAGGGAATAAAATTCCCATTGTCGATATTCAAGTAGATCACAAAAATCACAGATACTATACTAATGGTGTTTCTTCGCACAACACAGGCGTTGGTAAATCATTGTTTATGTGTCACGTTGCAGCATCTAGTTTGTCCCAGAATTTCAATGTACTTTATATTACAATGGAAATGTCTGAGGAAAGAATTGCAGAACGCATTGACGCAAATCTTTTAAACATCAAGTTAGAAGATCTAGCCAACTTACCTAAAGATAATTATGAAAGAAAGATCGCTCGTCTAAAAGAAAATATCAAAGGTAAGCTGATCATTAAGGAATATCCAACTGCGTCAGCAGGTGCCACTCACTTTCGTAACCTTCTCAATGAGTTGAATCTTAAGAAACACTTTAAGCCAGACATCGTATTCATTGATTACTTGAACATCTGTTCATCTTCTCGTTTGAAGCATGGTGCGAACGTCAATTCTTATTCTTATATTAAAGCCATTGCGGAAGAGCTTCGTGGATTGGCTGTGGAATTTAATGTTCCTATCTTTTCAGCAACTCAAACGACTCGATCTGGGTTTTCATCTTCTGACCCAGGTTTGGAAGATACTTCTGAATCATTTGGTCTTCCAGCAACTGCAGATCTAATGTTTGCGTTGGTAACCAGTGAGGAGCTGGAAGGTTTAAATCAGATCATGGTGAAACAGCTTAAGAATAGGTACAATGATCTCACACTAAATAAGAGGTTCGCTGTTGGTATTGATCGATCTAAGATGAAACTGTTTGATATTGAACAAAGCGCACAAAAAAGTATCACTGATTCTGGACAAGAATTTGATACACCAAGACAGAATAACAATAAATCTAAGTTCAGTAAATTAAAGGTGTGAGATGTCAAACGAAGGCTTCAAATATGAAGATGAGATTAATAATTTATTAAAAGAATCTGACCTACAAGATAGGAACTTCAGGGGCGCGAAATCTGATTCAAATGCACCAGATGCTTTGCTGAAGATTGGTGGGAAAAACTATAAAGTTGAAATTAAACTTGATCTTAAGGTAGACTTCGGTCAGGGTAGTCTTGATTATGATTTGAAAAAAGATGAATGGACTTTGGGTGGCAGCAACACTGGCTCAGCAGAACAAATGCGAGAATTCCTGACTGAAATTGGTGCTCTCAATAAAATTAATTCATCAACTGGTTGGGGTGGGCAAGGTGCACCAAGAAAATTTACCGTACCCTTTAAACAATTTACACAAAAAGATGTCGCATATGATTATTCACACTTCAAGGATAAATTTTTAGCTGTTAATTCAGATGCTGTTTCTAATTATTATGATAGTAAGGACACAAACTATATTCAAATTGGCGGCTATGGATTATATTATATGAAATCTGATCCAGCCAAACTTGGTGTCCCAAAGTTCATACCGAATCTGAGATTGAGAATAAGATTAAAAAGAGGCGGCAGTTCTCCAATCTATAATTATAGATTCACTACAGCTCTTCAGGCAACATCTTTAGTCAAATCTGATTTTGATTTAGAAGACAAAGAGTATTTAACAGCAATATCAGCGAGATCAAAATAATTTATGACAATACTTGTGACTGGTGGCTGCGGTTTCATCGGCAGCAATTTTATTCGTCATATGCTCAACAGATATCCCGATGAGAGGATTGTCAATTTAGACAAACTCACATATGCTGGTAATTGGAAAAATCTCCAAAAAATATCAGCTAATCAAAATTACCAGTTTAATCGCGGCGATATTGCCGATGAAAACTTGGTTCGCAATATAATAATGAATGCTAAACCAAGAGCAATTATCAATTTTGCTGCTGAGAGTCATGTTGATAATTCAATTGCCAATTCCGCACCATTTATTGAAACTAATGTGGTCGGAACTGTAAAACTTCTAGAGACTGTAAAACGTAATCTTAACTTCTGCGCCACAGACTTTAAGTTTATACACATCTCTACGGATGAGGTTTATGGCTCATTGGAGACCCCTGAAGGGTCGTTCACCGAAGAGACCCCCTATGACCCAAGGTCTCCATACTCAGCCTCTAAAGCAGCCTCTGACCATTTTGTAATGGCATATTATCATACTCACAAAATACCTGTAATGATCACAAACTGTTCAAATAACTATGGTCCTTACCAGCATACAGAAAAGTTCATCCCAACAGTTATAAGTAAAGCATTAAGAAACGAAAAGATTCCTGTTTATGGAAATGGGATGAATGTACGAGATTGGTTATACGTTGATGATCACTGTTCTGCCATAGATCATGTATTGA